ATGTCCACATCAAAGACCACGCTTCCCGAGGGCATTCGTAAGCTGCCCTCAGGGCGCTTTCAGGCCCGCTATAAGGCCCCTGACGGCACGCGGCGCACCCTCGGGTCGTATGCCACCGTCAAAGAGGCTCAGAAGGAGCTCATCCTCAAAGAGGCAGAGATCGAGCAGTCTCGCTGGATTGATGACCGCAAGGCGGATGTCGCTTTCGGTGAGTTTGCCTGGGACGTTTTCGGGCACAAGGAGCGCACGCTCAAGGCCTCGACCGTCACAGCGCATCGCTCTTTGCTCAACAGGGAGCTGCTGCCCGTATTCGGGACGATGAAGCTCAAGGACGTCACCCCGTACGAAGTCGAAAAGTGGTGGGGGAGTCGCAAGGACAAGCCCGTGAGCAAGCACCACGCCTACAGCCTGCTCAACAACTACATGAACACCGCCGTCCGATGGGGCTACCTCGCATCGAACCCGTGCCTGGTCAGAGGCGCGCTCAAGGATCCAAGCGAACCGCGCCCGGTCTGGGGCGTGCCGGACTTTCAGAAGGTCTACGGATACTGCACGGACCAGATGGCGACAATGCTCATCGTCGCGTTTTCCGGGCACCTACGGGCCGGTGAGTTACTCGGCCTTAATCGTGGAGACTTTGACCCGGAAACGGGCGTTCTGACGGTCTCTAGGGCCGTCTCTAAGCAGGCGGGGCTTACGACTCCAAAGAATGGCGAGACCAAGCGGGTGACATTGCTTCAGCAGGGCCGCGATGCCTTGGACGCACACCTCAGGGGCCGAGCGATGGACATGGACGCTCCCATGTTCACTGGGCCGCGTGGCGGGCGAGTGAAGTACGCAGAGCTCCGCGCCGGATGGGTCAAGGGGTGCGAAGCGGCGGGCCTGGAGAACTTCCACTTCCACGACATCCGCCATGTGTCCCTAACCCACATCGCGCACACCGGAGCATCGCTCAGAGAGATCATGGCTCGTGGTGGCCATAAGTCGGTCCAAGCGGCGATGAGGTACCAATCCGCGACGGGTCAGCGGGACAGCGAGATCGCAGCGCTCGCGTCGGCGGGCTTCATCCGGTGATGCAGTCGATATAGAGGAGCCCTCTTTCTTGGATCTACGGTCCCGGGGAGGGGGTTCTTCTACGTCCACGGGGGTATATAACAACTACCCCTGTGGGGGCTCGAAGGGTTCTTAGGTGCCGATGTCACACCCCAGAGATAGCGTGATGGTGCGGGCAACTCGGCCCGCCAAAGCTGAGGAGGCAAGTATGTACAAGTGGATCGTTCGATTCGGCACGAATGCGACCAAGGAAGTCGTCGCGAGGGACTTTTCAGTCAAAGACGACTTCATCACCTTCGTTGACGTTGAGAAGCGGCCCGTCTACTCGGTGAGGGCCTCTCAGGTCTACTCAATCGAGCGTGCCCCGGAGAAGAAGGCCTAGGGGGTATAGGAACTACCCCAGTGGGGGAGTATGAATTAGTTCCGCGAACCTTTGGACATCGCTGTCCACATGGACGATAGTAGGTGTAGAAGGCTCTTCCATCCTTCTCGGGCCCCTCCGGTCGAGCGTCGGCGTCATATCCATGCTCCCGGAGGGGCCTTTGTCGTACCGCCACAGATCGGCAATAGCTAGTAGAGCTACTCAAAATTTAACATTTTCGAAACATGAGGCGATGCGTGATCATCGCCCCTGGTAGATCGATTGCATGACGCCTAGTTTGTACAGACTAGGTTCGAAAGGCGTGAATCGGACAAGGTGAGTTCGCAATTTCGAGTTGCCATTGGACTTCGGCACTGATATGGACGATGGTAACTACATGACGCCGATGAACTCGGGGACCGCTAAGCGGACCCGCCCGAAGAACTACCTCAACTTCAAGGCCCTCGGGCCAAAGCCTTTCCCGCAACCCAAGCGCGAGTGGGTCTGGTCCAAGGAGCACGGGCGTGATGTGCGCCGCGTCGGGGTGGACTATGGACGCCACGTCCTCTCGTGGCTCACCTCCGAGGGTCTCCGGACGATCACTCGTGAGGCCCGTGAGACGGGACGGAAGCCCGCCGCCGATGACTTGGCCCTGACTCTGTACTTCGTCGCCCTAGGGGCCTCTAACGGTGCGTTTACGAGCCGCTACGACGACCCCATGGTGAAGGCGGATCGCACGACAGAGCGGCTGGAGGAGCTCTGCGACGAGGCTGCCGCCAGCGCCCTTGAGTTCTGGTCTCCGCAGGACGCTCGGCGCATCTCTCACACGGCGCGCAAGGCGGGCCAAGCCTTCCGAAAGATGCAGTGGTGGGATCTCGACCGCGCCGCCGTTGCCGGGCGCTCCAAGAGGGAGCAGGCCGCAATTCTCGGGGTCTCGACTGCGACCATCGCCATCTATCGCCGCCTCGTCGCCAAGCTCCACGCCAAGCGTGAGCAGGAAAGCGCGTGGACGGCAATTCCCGCCTCTGCCGAGCCTCGGGTCGCTGAATCCCTCCCCTTGCCCTTCTCGACGCCGCAGAAGGCCACTCCCGGCGCGCCGCCGCCTGTTGAGGCGTTCCTCGCTGACCTCGATGAGCTGGCCATGGCATGACCGTCATGCCGATTCAAATCCCCTAATCGCCTGATTGGAAGGAGTTCACACATGAACCCAACAAAGCAAATGACCTGCGATGAGTTCGATTCTTTTCTCATTGCGCCATTGACCTCGACTGCGATCTCGGCGCGGCTCTCGCGTGCCCAGGCAGTCGAGTCGCACATGAAGGAGGCGCACGGGATGGACTACCGAGCACGGATCGACGGCTCTGACCGCGTGAGCCTACGCCTCACGCACGACGCCGCGCGGGATGGCCAATAGTCCCGCAAGCTAGTTCCTACGGAATGCAACTAAATAACTGAAAAAACTCCAAGAAATCTTCCAACATCGGCCTAAATTGCCAAATTGTGGCCGATTGTAATAGTGAAGGAGAAGTGTTGCCCTTCTCCTTCATGAAGAACGATCCCGGGGCCTCCGGTCTCCATCTCCTGGCCGTCGAGGCCCCGGGATCTCTACAGGAAGATTCGAGAAGTTGGAACGACTTGCCAGGGGCTACCGGCTCCGCATAGACACCCCCATAGGCCGCTCAGAGGTCATCGCACTCCATGCCGCCGCCATCGCCGTAGGCATCCTCTTCGCGTTCGGGGGTGTGCTGTGAGTCTCGATTCCATGCTCGCCTCTGGTCCGACCGCGAGGGCCCCTAGGCCCTGCATCATCGCCCGGTGGATCTCCACTCAGGCCCCAGGTACGCAAGCCCGCATTCGCAAGGCCCTTGATGATCCGGCATGGCCCACATCGCGCCTGTTCACGATCTTCGTTGAGGCGGGTCTCTCGGCAGGGCCCTCTAGCCTCAGGAATCATCGTCTCCACGAGTGCGGTTGCCAGGGGTGAGGGAGCTCACGCCCGATGACCTCGCTCTGGCGCAACAAGTCGCTAGGTCCGTAAGCCCCGACCCTGACGTGGAGAGCGCGGCTGTCGGGGGCCTCTGGGAGGCCGCAAAGTGCTGGGATGGCACCGGCACATGGGCGCACTTCGCACGACAGCGCTGCCGGTGGAGGGCTCTGGACTTTCTACGAAGAGCAAAGTCAATTCCAGTCGAGACCGTCCCCTACGTGCGTACCGAGGGCCCCGAGCTACCTGACCATGTAGACGACGCCCTCGACGCGATTGACCCGGCTATCGCTTACCGGTTCCGCCACGGGGACATTGACCTCCGCAAGCCCGAGGACCGCGCCGCTATAGCCGCTATTCGCCAGCGCATCGGGCTAGCGGCATGAGCAATGACCGTAAGGATCTGAAGACCGCCAGGTGGCAACGCCAGCGCAAGCGCGTTCTGGCCAGGGATGGCTACCAATGCACGGCATGCGGTGCAACAGAGGCCGACGACGTGTTGACCGTTGACCATATCCACGCCGTCGCCAATGGAGGCGAGGCCGAGGCTCAAGACCATGAGCTCGCTACCTTGTGCAACACCTGCAATGGGCGCAAGTCAGATCGCCAGTCCATTCGCCTCGACTATCGCGCCCCCGGCTGGTTCGAGTGAGCACGACTCCCACGGGCGTACCGATCACGACATGCAATACGTGCCGCCATCGACACCCCGCCACACGCCGACACTGCCTCTCATGCGGTCGAGCCTCGTTCTTCATTCACAAGTGCTATTGCCTCAATTGTCAGCCTTGAGCATCACCGCTGCACCCCATTCTTTTTAGAAAGTACCCCTCCGCACCCCGCCCCACCTGCTTTTCTTTACCGCTGGGCCTCAAATATCCGCGCTAAACGCGATATAGAGGCATGAAGAATGTTTCTACGTACAAGGGCGCGGTAAGGGCCTTCATTGACGCGTCGCCGTGGCTGACGGACGCCGATCTCCCCGCCCTGGTCACCCTCAAGAAGCTCGCGGCGGCTCTCGACGCTGGCGAGGACCGAACTGCCGTCGTAGCCCAGTTCGGGCTTACGTTCCGCAACCTCCAAGCCCGGGCTCCTCAGGCGGACGGCTCCGGGGATGACCTGCTAGCCCAGGCCCTGGCCGATGCCGAAGGCCACTGACCCGACCCGCGCGACGCGTCCACTTTCTACGGACTTCCCAAGCGCGTTTGACCCCTATGCCCGGGCGTTCGCCATCGCCTGGCGGGCTGCCTCCGGCTATTGCCTCGACCCCTGGCAAGTAGGCCTCCTCCGGGCGATCCTTGAGATCGACCCGGCGACGGGCAACCTCCGCCACAGAGTGGCCCTCGTGTCTGTCGGCAGGCAGAACGGCAAATCAGAGATCGCCGCAGCGCTAGGCCTATGGGGATTGCTCCGCGAGCCGGGCGCTCTTGTGATCGGCATTGCTTCGTCAGCGGAGCAGGCGGGGATCGTCTATCGCCGCGCGCAGCAGATCATTAACCGCAATCCGGCACTTGCCCGACAGTTCGCCGCGCTGACCGAGACGAGAGGTATCCGGCACAAGTCTGGGGCCCGCTGGGAGCTCAAGGCCGCGAAGTCGGCGGCTCTCCAGGGTTTGCCGATCTCCGTAGGCATAGTGGATGAAGTCCACCTGCTACGACCCGCTTTGTTCTCGGATCTTCAGAACGGAACGGGAGGGCGCAAGAACGCCATCGTAGTCGGGATCACCACAGCCGGCGATGACGACTCCGAGCTACTGACAGACCTCTACCGGCTTGCCAGCGAAGACAAGATTGGCCACTGGATTTGGGAAGCTCCTGCTGCTGAGATCCCCGACGATGACGACCGGCTTGCCGAGTACCTCCGGGCCGCTAACCCCGCCATCGCATGCGGTCGCATTGACGTAGCGACCGTGATCCAAGACGTACGCGCACAGTCTCCCGGATCTGCCATTCGGTACCGACTCAACAGATTTACGGCGACGGATTCGACCTGGCTACCGCTGACGACATGGCTCCCGCTTGCGGGTGAGATTACCCCGCCTAAGACGGGTGTCACGTTCGCACTGGACCGCACGCCTACGTGGTCTCACGCATCCATCGTCGCCGCCTGGAAGTCCGGAGACTCTCTAGAGACTCAAGTGGTGGCCTCGGTGGCATCGCCCACCCTTGAGAAGCTACGCGAAGTCTGCCTTCAACTCTCCGCCCGTCACGCGAACGCCGTGTGGGTCGCTGACAGCTACTCGCTTGGGACGCTGATGACAGAGCTCAAGGGGCGCGGCATGAACGCCCGGCGCGGCACCCTCGGGGATCTCACCAGTGCTGCCAGCCGAACCTACGCGCTCGCCATGCAGGGCAAGCTCCGCCATGCCGGGGATCCATTGATGGCCGCGCAGCTCCCGCGAGTCTCTACAAAGAATGTTGGCGAGAACTACCGATTGACGCGCGCAACGAAGGCCGCAGAAATCGACACGGTGACCGCCACGACGCTGGCAATCTACTTTGCGGAACAAGATCTGGGAATAGGTCCGCAGCTCTTCGTATAAATCTGCGCTGAACACGACATATATGTGATGAACATATTTTCATGGCTCGGTTTCTCGCAGGCCCGGGCAGAAGAGACTCCACAAGGCGTGATGCCGCTCCGGCGCTCAGCCGCGTCCGATGTCACCACGGACAGCGCCCTCTCCCTGGTCCCGGTCTACCGCGCCGTCGCGATCCTGAGCACCGCCGCATCTCAGCTCACTCTTGATGTCTGGCGCGGTCGTGAGCAGATCGAAACGCCTCTAGTGGTGCGCCGTCCTGACATGGCGATGCCGCTTAGCGAGTTCCTAGCCGAGACGGTTACCTCCCTCGCGCTCAACGGAAACGCCTACTGGCGCGTCACTCGCGATGACCGTGGCCCTCGCAACATCGAGGTCCTCGACCCCTGGAAGTGCTCTCCTCAGGAGGACGGCACATTGGGCTACGAGGGCAAGCGCCTCCAGCCGTCAGAGTTCCGCCACCTCCGCCTCATGCCGCGCGCTGGCGTCCTGTACGGGCTCGGGCCTATCCAGGCCGCACGTGCCGAGCTCGGGGGAGCCCTCGACCTCCGCAACTACGGCTCCGAGTGGTTCCGCTCCGGCGACATCCCCTCCGGCGTCTTGAGCTCGGACCTGCCAATCACCGCAGATCAGGCCAAGGAGTTCAAGGACGTCTGGCACCAGCGCGATGCCCACGAGATCGCCGTCCTCGGAAGCGGATTCTCCTACAGCCCCGTGATGCTCAGCCCCGAGGACGCACAGTTCCTTCAGGTCAGGCAGTTCACCACGACCGAGATTGCCCGGTTGTTCGGGATTCCCGCGCACATGATCCTCGCCGCCGTCGAGGGTACGAGCCTCACCTATTCGAACACTCAGCAGGCGGACCTTGCGTTCGTCCGCTGGACCCTCATGACCTATTTGAGGGCCATTGAGACGGCGATCTCTGAGGTGCTGCCAGGTCAGCAGACCGCGCGATTCAACCTCGACGCCCTCCTTCGCCCTGACACGTCCACCCGCTACCTCGCGCATCAGACGGCACTCACTGCCGGGTTCATGACGGTCAACGAGGTGCGCGACATCGAGGGCCTACCCCCACTTCCCTCTACCCCCGAGGTGCCCACCAATGAATGACCTAGAGATCCGCTCTGTCGAGATCCGCGCCATTGACGAGGAGGCCCGCGAGGTCTCCGGTATCGCCGTTCCGTGGGACTCACCCGCCGACATCGGCGGCATGTTCACCGAGCGATTCGAGCGCGGCGCTGTCCAGGACTCAGAAGACGCCCTCCTCCTATGGCGACACGACGAGCCCATCGGCCTGATTACGCGCGCCGAGGACACGGAGAGGGGCTGGGAGATCACCGCTCGCATCTCCAAGACTCCGCGCGGTGATGAGGCTTACGCCCTGCTCAAGGACAAGGTCATCCGCGAATTCAGCGTCGGCTTCAAGCCCATTGAGCACCGCGAAGAGACCGACCCCGAGACCCGTCACCTCACCATCACTCGCACCCACGTGCGCGTCCGTGAAGTTTCCCTCGTGCCCTTCGGTGCGTATGGGAAGAACGCCCCCGTTTCGCAGGTCCGCGAGGCGGACAACCCCACCCCCCATGAGAGAGAGGACAGTCAAGTGACTGACCCCAACTTCAACGCGGACCTCACCGAGATCCGCAGCTCTATCGAGGAGCTCGACCGCAAGGTTGCTTCTCTGCCCACCCGTTCCGAGGAGCCCGCAGGCGACGTGTTCGCTTCCGTCGGTGACCTCGTGAAGCGCGTTGCTGCTGGCGAGGACATCGCTACTCGCGCATACACCGGTGCCGTCTCGGGCGATGCCGTCCTCAAGGACGCCTGGGTTGGTGACCTGACCGAGATCATCAAGAAGCGTCGTCCCGTGCTGGAGACTTTCGCTACCGGCACCCTTCCCTCTACCGGCATGAACGTCGAGTACGCCGAGCTGGAGTCTGACTCCACTCAGGTCGGCGTTCAGTCCGCTGAGGGTGATGACCTTCTGTTCGGCAAGGTTTCGATCACTACTCAGACCGCCCCCATCAAGACTCTTGGTGGATGGACGTCCCTGAGCCGTCAGACCATCGAGCGCGCCAACGTCGGCATTCTTGATACCTCTTGGGAGGCCCTTGCCGAGAAGTACGGTCAGGCTTCCGAGGCGTACGCCCGCTCCATCCTCAACGGTGCTCTTGCCGCTACCGGTGGCGACGCGCTTGCTGAGGTAGAGGCTGACCTGACAGACCAGGACGGCATTGTCGCCATGGTCCTCGACCTTGCCGAGCACTACGAGGACGAGGGACGCTCGCTTGACGGGGTCTTTGTAGACAAGGCCACGTTCCTTTCGCTGTACGGCATCCCCGCCACTGACCGCATCCTTCAGGTGTCCGGTAACCCCGCCGACAAGGTGGGCTCGATCACCGTCCAGACCGCTTCGGGATCCGTTGCCGGTCTGCCCTTCCGCGTCCTTCCCGGCGCTGCCGCTGACACGGTGCTCGCATACGACCGCACGGCCATCAAGTCCCTTGAGGCCGGTGGAGTTCCGTTCCGCCTGCAAGACGAGAACGTGGTCAACCTGAGCAAGGACTTCTCGCTCTACGGCTACCTCGCAAGCTTCGTTCAGAAGCGTGCCGGTCTCGTCAAGGTCGTTGCCCCCGAGGCCTAAGCCATGACCGCCGCCGACCTCCAGAACTACGTAAACGCCGGGGATTCCGACTCGACGTTTATCGCTGAGTGCAACGACCAGGCCACCGCGCTTGTGTCGGTGTACGTCGGTAGCACGGACGTACCTCTTGAGGTGCTCGACCGTGCCGTTCTGGAGGTCGGGGCCGAGCTATTTCACAGAAAGTCCACGAAGAACGGCATCGCCCAATTCGCGGACCAGAACGCGAATCCCATCCGGGTGGCCCGAGACCCCATGGTTGCTGCCTACCCCATCCTCAACCGGTATGTCGGGGGTGGATTCGCATGACGCTCAAAGCCGAACGCGAAGCCATTGCTGACGCCCTCACCACGGCGGGCCTCAAGGGGTGGGCATGGGTTCCCGAGGCACCCGTCGCACCGTGCGCCATCGTGCAGCCCGGTAGCCCCTATCTCACCGCTGACGGGGCCACGTTCTGCGGTTACCACACCCGCTACTTGGTCTCGGTCCTCGCCCGGGTTGGGACCAACGAAAAGGTGACTGACGACCTGGACCAGCTCATTGAGCTCGCCTGTCAGACCCTCACCGTCACCGAGGTCTCCGAGCCCTTCGCTCTGACCTTCAACACCGCCAATTACTACGCCGTGAACCTCACCGTGACCGGCTCTATCTCTCTCTAACGAAAGGCCTAAATCATGGCTGGATCAACCCGTATTAGGGGAGCCGCTCTCACGCTGTCTGTTGGCTCTCCCGCAGTTGACTACAAGTGCGATATCACCTCCGCCACCATCACCAATGAAGAGACGGACTCCGATGTTCTGACCTTCTGTGATGTGGAGGAGGGCAACGACCGCACTTACTTCCTGAACATCACCGCTATTCAGTCCACCGACGCTGATTCGCTCTGGTCCTACATCTGGGACCAGTCGGGAACTGAGGGTGTCGCGTTCACCTACGCGCCTCACGGAAACGCCTCACCTAGCGCGTCTCAGCCCCACTTCACCGGAACTCTCACCATCGGTGACAAGCCTGAAATTGGTGGCGAGGCCGTACGTGACGGCAATGGGTACACGTTCGAAACGACCTGGGAGATCGACGGTATCCCCGTCATCGACCGAGGCGAGTAATCACCGTGGCGGCTGACGACTTCACCATCGCGTCGGGAGACGTGCGTCTCCGGGTCGAGGGCCTGGGGCGCACGCTCCGCGCGATGAGCAAGGCCGGGGCGGATGCCGAGGACATGCGCGATCTGATGCACAGCCTCGGGCTCATCGTCGTCCACGCCGCCACACCTCCCACCGAGACCGGGACGCTCGCCAGCACGCTTCGAGCAGGTCGAGGCAAGACGAAAGCAGTCGTCCGCGCCGGTGGAGCTCGCGCGCCTTACGCGGGCGTCCAGCACTACGGCTGGCCAGCTCGCAACATCACCGCGCAGCCATTCCTTTCCGACGCGCTCAACAAGACCAGACCTCAGATCCTCAACGCCCTTAACGACGGGCTTGGGGAACTACTTCGCAAGAACGACCTCCAGTAGGGAAGCACCTCATGATCGACATCAATTCACTGACTCTGGGCGAGATTGCCACGATTGAAGACCTCTCCGGCGCGTCCATTTCGACGCTTGGCGAGGATGAGACCCCCAAGGGAAAGATGCTGGCCGCAATGGCGATGATCGCGAAGCGCCGCAACGGGGATCCGACATTCAAGTTCGGTGACGCCCTCGCCCTATCCATGACCGAGGCCACCGAGCTTCTCGGCATTGGCACCGAGGACGAAGAGGGCGAGGACGACGAGTCCACCCCTTTCGAGACCGAGAGCGCCTAACCGACATGGCGGCGTTCATCGTCGCCTTCCCCGGCTTCCGCCCCCACGACTACTGGGCGCTGACCAAGGCCGAGCACGACGCCCTCGTCAAGGCATTCAACGACGCCCACCGCAACCAGTAAGGAACACCCCCGAGCATGGCCAATCAGACCATCCAGGTCTCAGTTCTTGCGGACACCCGCAAGTTCTCTTCGGCCATGCGCGGGCTCTCCAAGGAGACCGGATTCAAGCGCCTAGCTGACGGTGCCAAGCGCCTAGGCAAGGCCATGACCATCGCCGGTGCCGCTGTCGGTGCCGTGGCCGCTGTAGGCGTCAAGAAGGCGGTAGACGCTGCCTCTGACCTGGCCGAGTCCACCAACGCCGTGAATGTGACGTTCGGCAAGTCCGCCGCTGGCATCAAGAAGTTGGGGGAGCAGGCCGCTACCTCAGTCGGTCTCGCCAACTCTGAGTTCAACGGTCTTGCCGTGCAGTTCTCGAGTTTCGCCAGCAAGATCGCCGGACCCGGTGGCGACGTGGTGAGCGTCATTGACGACATTACGAAGCGATCCGCTGACTTCGCATCGGTGATGAACATCGACGTGGCTGAGGCTGCCTCAACGTTCCAGTCCGGTCTAGCCGGTGAGACCGAGCCCCTCAAGAAGTACGGCATCGACCTCAGCGCCGCCGCCGTCGAGGCCTACGCCCTCGCCAACGGCATCTCTGACGGCACCAGTGAGATGACCGAGGCTCAGAAGGTCCAAGCCCGCTACGGCTCCCTCATGGAGCAGACAGCAAAGACTCAGGGTGACTTCGCCAACACGAGCGACGGTTTCGCCAACTCCCAAAGGATCATCGCCGCACGGTTCACCGACATCTCCGCGCGCATCGGCTCCAAGTTCCTGCCCCTTGCCGAGAAGGTCACCGCGTGGGTTGCCGAGTACGGCTTGCCGCTTTTCGAGAAGTTGGCTGACGACGGCATCGCGTGGGTCTCCCAGAAGGTCTCCGAACTGACCGACTGGTTCCGCTCCGACCTGCTGCCGGTGCTCCAGGAGCTCTACAGCAAGTTCCAGCAGAACATCCTTCCCGTTCTTCAGCAGATGGCCGAGTGGCTGACCGGGACGCTCATCCCCGCGCTGGTCGATTTCGGTAAGTGGATCATCGCCAACCGCGATTGGCTGGCCGCTATCGCCATCGTTATTGGCACCGTTGTCCTGGGTATCCAGGCATACGTCAAGGTGATGGCGATCTGGAAGGCCGTGACGACGACCGCCGCCGCTGTGCAAGCGGTGTTCAACGCCGTGCTGTCTGCAAACCCCATTGGCCTGGTGATCCTCGCTATCGCCGCATTGGTCGCCGGACTGGTCTATTTCTTCACTCAGACGGAGACCGGTCGCAAGATCATCGCCAAGGCGTGGGAAGGCATCAAGAAGGCGATCAAGTCGGTGACCGACTGGTGGACCAACACCGCATGGCCTGCCATCAAGCGCGGCTGGGACGCCATCGGGAAGGCCTTTCAGTCCGGGTGGAACACGGTGAAGCGGTGGATGGGCAACGTGTTGTCATTCATCAAGACGGTTTGGGGCTTCTCCCCGCTGGGCCTCATCGTCAACAACTGGAACCGGATCACGAAGGCGTTCAGTAACGGCTACAACACCGTGAAGCGATGGCTGACCAACGTCAAGAACTTCGTCATCCGCGTGTGGTCCTACAACCCCGTGTCCCTTCTGACCCGCAACTGGGACGGAATCGTCTCCTACTTCAAGTCGCTTCCCGGTCGCCTCGTGGCCGGTCTGGGCTCCCTGTACTACCGCCTGACTTCGCCGTTCCGCAGCGCGTTCAACGCGATTGCGGGCTACTGGAACCGCACCGTGGGTCGGGTCTCCTTCTCGATCCCTTCGTGGGTGCCGGGTATCGGTGGCCGTGGCTGGTCCCTGCCCCGTATCCCGATGCTGGCGAACGGTGGAATCGCGACGAGCGCCACTCTGGCGATGATCGGTGAGGGCCGCGAGTCTGAGGCGATCCTCCCGCTGAGCAAGCTGGAATCGCTCATCAACCGCGAGCCCCGGGGCGGGACTTTCTACGAGATCCACGTGCATACGGGCGTAGGCGATCCCGTCCAGATCGGACGCGAAGTCAAGCGCACCATCGACGCGTATGAGCGCGCCAACGGGCGGCGGGCCGCATGAGTCACGTACGCCTAGAAGCGCTCCAGCCATTAGATGACGTGTTTGTGCTCGACCGCTCGACCCTTGACGGCTCAGAGTCAATGGTGCTGACCTCTCGATACGGCACCGAGTGGCAGGGCATCGAGTGTGACTCCACAGGCATGACGGTCACGCGCGGCGGATCCCGCCAGGGCCTCGGAACGAAGATCGATGTCGGGAGCTTGAATGCCTCGTTTGTGGACGGCGTGAATCCGGTAGACGATCCTGACCTTCGCCCCGGCGTGCCCGTGCGCCTCTTGGCTGAAGTCGAGGTGCCGACATCCATTGCAACGTTCATCGCGCCCGCGAATCCGTTCACGTACAGCGCGACCGCGATATGGGACGTGCCCGACACTGACATTCCCAAGCGCATCACCTTGGAGGTTCGCGTCAGCCGCGCCACGGATGTCCGATGGGCGTCGAACGGTTACGCGCTGGAGGACTATCAGCGGATCCCCGCCAACACCTGGACCACGGTTACTGGCCTGGTGGCCGGAGGCTGGAACAGGCCCAACCTCTACTTCAACCGAGGAGATTTCCCTTACGAGGGCGACGGGGATCAGCCCGTCTCTCTTGAGATCAGAAACGTGTCCGCCGTCGAGCTCGGCTCGCCCCTGTTCACCGGCTCCATCGACAAGTTTCGCGTCAACTATGACAAGCAGGACGACCGTTCTTACATCAGCATGACCGCGTTCGACGGTGTGGCGCGCATTGCTTCCACGCCCCGCAATGGTGCTGATGGCCCCGAGCGTTGGCAGGCTCGCTTTGACCGTCTGCTGAAGTCGTGCCCCGTGCCGTACGTCGCCCCGGACCAAATCGAAGAGGACGACTGGGACAACGTGGAGAACCTTGACGGCGCTGAGCAGATAGGGGAGTGGACCGGTAGTTGGTACATCGACCCGGGCTACCCAGAGATTCTAAACGACAACGTGTCGGGTGCCGCTTGCTCTCGCGTGATTCCGGTTGAGGCGGGCCGCGTCTATTACCTGCGGGTTGGGATGGCCGTAGAGACCGGCAGTCCGCTTGACGCTACGGCGAGCATTGACGCCCCGCTCACGGAGTGGCAAGCCTCTAATGGCACGTTTTGGGTAAACCGGTCTGTGATCTTCCGGCCGATGAAGGACACCGTGACGCTCACGGTTCAAGCCCCGGCTGGTCGCAGATATCAGATTGACTCAACGCTCATCGATGTACGTCCTCGTGCGCTGTGGGCCGCACCTGTCGTCCACGACTCGGACCTTGCTTCTCACCTGGACATTGCCGCGAACTCGGCGGACGTGGGTTGGTATCTAGACCGTGAGGGCACCGTGCGCATCTCCGAAGGTGGAGGCGACCCCGTGGCGCACTTCAGTGACGTTCATGACGAGGGTGACCCGCTCCACGTCTGTTACACCGAGGCCGATGTCAGTTACGACACCGCCGAGGCCACCAACACCATTCGGTTCGCCAATCACGGCCGCAAGGACAACGGTACGGACATCCCCGTACCTGCCACCGCTGCACCCGCAACGCTGCCGCTCAGCACGTGGACGACGTGGCAGATCTGGGACACAAACGTCTATCCGATGACCGCGAGTAAGTGGGAGGTCTCCGTAGACCTTCGCGTGAGCCACCCCACGTCGGTGTATTGGTGGCATCCCGAGGGTGGGAACTACGGGTTCGTGGCTTGGCCGGGACGTTGGTACACGGTCACCAACGGACCCACAGGCAACCTCCTTTCGCGGTCCTTCGACTTCCGACCCACGAACGGTGTTCCAGGCGGGACGACGGTCAGCCTCTACACCCGCAACCTCTCTGTTCGCGCTGTCGGCAAGTACGAAGCAGACGACACCACGCTTGGTGCGTTCATCGACCACGCCGCTGCCGCTACCTGGGGCGAGCGCGCAGAGGAACTAGAGACGGCGATCGAGACCGGAACGCCTTACGACTCACTAGGCGAAGGCATCGAGGACCAGGCCGCATGGCTCGCTGAGCGTCTGCTGGCCCGCTACAGCCGTCCCGAGCCCACTGTCTCCAAGGTCACATTCGACGCGATGGAGTGCCCGGACATTGCCCCTCAACTCGATATCCATACAAAGGTTTCCGTCACCCATCGGGGCCTTACGCAGACTTCGACCATCGTCGGGATTGATCACGACATCAGACCCGATGACTGGTTCATCACCATCACTTTGCAGGAAGCGAGAAACTAGAGATGCCTTACAAAGACTTCGGGGCTGAGGTACTGACCGCCTCAGACGTGAACACCTACCTGATGCGTCAGTCCCTTATCCGCGTCGCCAATCAGTCGGAACTCGACGCCATCCCCACGCCCGTCGCCGGGATGATGGCTACCCGCCTAGACAACGGGATCACCTACCGCCACGACGGCTCATCGTGGAAGCGCCACACCTACGCCACGGGCGCAATGATGCAAGCGGGCGCGGCCTCCACCACAACCATCCCCGCGTCCACGTCTGCATGGGCTGACGTCCTGACCGTCACATTCGCGATCCCCTTCGCTGCCACGCCGTCCATCACGTTCTTCAACAGCACGTCGTATAGCGGCTCGGATCCGATCCTGTGGTCACTCGGCTCCTACGACGCCACGGGCTTCACTCTCCGCGCCAAGTGCGCCTCATCCAAGACCGCCCAGTTCGTCCACTGGGTCGCGACCGCGAGAACGCAGTGACGTGATGGAACCGCAAGAATCCGTAACGCTGGGGGTCGTGGTCGCACGCCTGGAAGACATCAAGAAGGACCTCCACGACCTCCGCGATGAGGTCCGCGTCACGCAACAGAGCCTGGTTGGGCGAGGGGAGTGGCAACAGCGCAACGCGCATGTAGACACCCGCCTTGACGCGTTGGAAGGCTCGAAGTCCCGGACCTGGACCGTGGTAGCGGTCATCGTCGCCGGACTATCTCTAGTTGTCACTGTTGGCCTCGCCATCGCCGGGAACTAGTCGAGTGGTTGGCCCCGGAGCTTCAACCAGCTTCGGTAGAGCCATGCGGTGGACTTTGGCATTGCGCCTTGTTCGAAGAGCTCACGTCTTGAGGTGACCTTTAAAAGCAGATCGCCCTTGCCGCGTCGCCAGCGAGTCCCATGGCGGTCCGAGAACTCGACGTAGTCGAGCGGGTAGTCAAGGATGACTTCACTCTTCTGAGTATTCGGTCCAATGCTGTCCCACCGGTGAGACGTGGGGCGGTACATCACAACTTCGTCTTCTGGCGTAACGGTGTCGATCCACCCCGGGGCGGCTGGAAGCTCCACGTCAGTCAATGACGCGTCGGACCCGTTCGTCACGTTTGCGACGTAAGCCGGGTAGCTTTCTTTGGTCGCGCGGATGAAGTCGCGTTGCCAGTCCTCCAGATCGCGTTCGAGCAACTGAGGCTTTCGTTCGCGACGTACCACGACTATCACGCGCATCGCTTGGTCGCGTTGGTCACGAGATGACCGGGTAGCTGCAAGCCACACCGCTGAGCCCGCCGCGAGCGCTGACCCCACACCGCCGACCCACTCACCAACTGAGCCCCATTCCAT